TCCCTGAACGGGAACCCCTATGTCATCCCCGACGTGACCACCAACACGTTCGTTCTCGTCGGCACGAACGGACTGACGCTGACCTACACCTCGGACGGGACCGCCACGCCGGATACATGGGCCGAGGTCGGAGAGATCGTCTCCGGCGATGGCTTCGACGGAACCAGTGCCGTCATCACGAAGACCAACCTCGCATCGACCGCTGTGGAGAAGGATGTCGGGTTGCAGGACTTCGGCTCCCTGAAACTTGAGATCCAGATTTACGACGCCGACGCTGGACAGACGGCGATGCGAGCGGCGAAGACCAACCAGACTCAGAAGAATTTCAAAGTGACATATCCCAACGGGGAGACGCGAACGTTCGCCGGGTTCGTAATGTCTTTCTCGGAGAAGTTCGGGGTCGACTCCATCGTCACCGGCTCCACCGAGATCCTCATCGACGGGGTTGTTACCTATGCCTGACCTCAAATAAGCGCGGATAGGGCGACGGCCCGACAAGTAAGGTCATCCGAGCCTTACTTCCGCGCATAATTAATCGGGCACTATCGGAGGTGTGAAATGAGAACGGTTAAGACCATTGAGGTTGGAACAGTATTCGGTAGGTGGACGGTCGTGAATCGGGTGCCTAAGCCAGAGGGGATAAAGAAGGATGGAGCATATTTTCTCTGCAGATGTGCCTGTGGTCGCAAATCAGTAGTCACGGCAAGTAATTTACGGAGTGAACGCAGTAAACAGTGCGGCGTGTGTGGGGTTGCTGGCCTGAAGGCACGAGTGCATGGTCACACAACCGCTAATGGGAAAAACCATCGTAGTCCAACTTGTGGCGCCTGGATGGCAATGAAGCAACGATGCCTTAATCCAAAACATAATGCTTACAAATATTACGGTGGCAGGGGAATTGAGGTTTGTGATCTTTGGATCAACGACTTCGAGAAATTCTTGGCCGATATGGGTGAGCGCCCCTTAGGCGGGACCATAGACAGGAAAGACCCAGACGGGAACTACACCCCGTATAACTGCCATTGGGCAACCCCAACGGAACAGAATTCGAATCTACGCATAAGGAGGGTTGATGCTCAAGGCGTCCGAGTATCGCAAGCGTCTTCGTAAGGTCATTACGCTTCCATCCGGCGGGGAGATGGAGATCCGAAAACTATCCGCTTCGGATTTCCTCTCCGCCGGGGAAATACCGCTTACGTTCCAGGAGGCAATCCGTAGCGGCGACAAGGCGGCGGTCGAGGCCGCGATGAAGGCTGATCCGGGGCTGTCGAAGCGGATCAACAACGCCGTCCTCATCAACGGAGTTGTGTCCATTAAATTGGTGGACAAGTCGCCGAGGGAGTGCTCCGACGACGAGATATCCGTGCATGAGATTGACCCGGTGGATCATAAGTTCATCGTGGACGCCATCTCCGGCTTAAACAACATGAACGCGGAGGCAGGCACATCCATCCGCAGGTTTCCTGAAGAATCAGCCTCTCCAGGTGACGCTGGACGCGATGGCGAAGCGGTACGGGAAGCTTCCGACGGAAATACTTGACCTGGACCTCGACGCTTTCTCGCTGAACAACATCATCTTCGCCATCGGAATTAAGTACGAGGCGTCCTTGAAGAAGGGCCGTCCTGTGACGCTTACGACGTACGTGGACGACGGGATGGAACTTCCGGCGAAACTCGACTCCATCTTCGGGCAGGTATCGGGCCGGAAGAAAACAGGCAAGCGGGGTAAGGGGAGATAGATGGCGAACATCGTTGAGTTGGTCATCCGAGGCAACGACCAGACTACCCGCGCTATCACGTCCTCCGTGCAGGGGCTGAAGGGCATGGAGTCCGTCGTCGACTCCATCGGCCGATCCCTCGCGGGGTTGGTGTCGGTGGGGGCGCTGGCGAACCTTGCGAGATCCGCCATCCAGCTCGGGTCCGACCTCGACGATGCGTCAAAGAAATTCGGCGTATCCGCGTCGGAGTTGTCGAAGTTGCAGTACGTGGCGAAGCTCTCCGGGGTGCAGTTCGAGGACCTTGGTGGCGCCTTCAAGTTCATGGCGAAGTCCATCGCCGAGGCGGAGAATCCGACATCCGACGCAGCGATCGCGTTCAAGGCGATGGGGATCTCCATGTCGGAGTTGAAGTCCCTTTCCCCGAACGAAATCTTCATGAGGCTTGCAGACGCCTTCGCCGGGATGGAGGACGGTGCGAACAAGACGGCCCTTGCGATGGCGATCTTCGGGCGCAGCGGAGCGAACATTCTGCCGGTATTGTCGGAGGGGGCGGCGGGGATTGCGCGGCTGAAGGACGAAGCGAAGGCGATGGGGGTAGCCCTCTCCGAGGATCAGATCAAGAAACTCGACGATTACGGCGACACGATCGACAAGATCGGCATGGCCGCCAAGTCCACCGCCGGGATGCTGCTGGTCGACCTGGTAGACGGGATCAAAGGGGTATGGGCCGAGATCGAGAAACACGGGCCAGCTATCGAGGCGTTCTATGTCCGCATATTCGGCGGAGAATTGTCTCCCGGAAGCCGCGGGATAAAGCAGGGGAAGATCGCCGATATCCTTGTCTCTAATCCGGACGCTCAAAAGAAGGCCGCCCCGAACATCGAGGCGATCAAGAAGGCAGCCGCCGAGGAAACGAAGACCCGCGAGGAAGGCGCGAAGCGGATCCTGAAACTCCTCGGAGCCCAGTCCGAAGCCCTTGCGTCCTTTTACGGCGACGCGACAGAGTTGGCGAAGATAGCCGCCGATGAGGACATCAAGGGATTCGAGGAGCGGCAGAAACTCGAAGCGGATTGGATGAAGATTCACGCCGCGAACGTGGCGAAGCAGGGCGAGATTGACCACGAGGCTCTCGCCGCCGAGATGGGCATCGGTGGTGGCCCCGCCGCCCCCTTCCTCTTCGACGACGCGATGCAGGCCGCGCAAGCCTACGGGAACGTCTCCCTCGCCATCCAGACGATGAACTCCGACCTTGGGGCAACGCAGACTACCCTCGCGGAGAATCAGTCGTGGATCGCACTGTACCAGCAGGCGTGGATGGACGCCAACCTCGCCATCGCGGATTCCGCCGCCTCCCTCTACGGCGGGATGCAGAACTGGATATCCTCCTCCCTGCAGGGACTGATCACCGGAACGATGGCGGTCATGGACGTCCTGAAGAACCTCGGCAAGATGATGCTCTCCATCATCACGGAGTACGTCGCCAAGTGGCTTGTCTCTCGCCTGTTCATGGCGGCGATGGGGAAGACGTTCCAGGCGGCGGAGATAGCGGCGGCGATCACCACCGGGACGGCGGTCGCGGCGGCGTGGGCTCCAGCGGCAGCTCTCGTTGAGATTGCAACCCTCGGTAGTGCATCGGTTGCGGCAGCGGCGGGGCTGGCGTCCACCGTGGCCCTCGCGCAGGCCCTCGCGGTTCCGAAACTGGCCGAAGGGGGCATTGTGAACCGCCCGACGCTGGCCCTCATCGGCGAGAAGGGGCCGGAGGCGGTCGTACCGCTGTCTGGCGGCGGCGCCGGTCAGTCGATTATCCTCCAACTCGACGGAGAAGTGCTGGCGCAGTGGTTCCATAAGGCGGGACGCACCGGCACGCTGAGGCTCGTTCCGGCGTGAGGATTTTCTACGACAACCTCATCGACCTTTCTGCGACGGTTATCACCGCCGGGTCCGAAGCCGCAGACCTGCCCGCATCAAACGTCCAGCACCCGCACCGGGGCAAGGTGTACCGAACGGGAGTTAGTGCCGCCGCAGAATGGATAAAATTCGATCTTGGATCAGCGCAGGCGGTGCAGGCGGTAATTCTGCTGGATCACACGCTCACCGCGTCGGACACCACGATCAAGTTACAGGGGAACGCGACGGACTCTTGGGGCAGCCCTTCCGTCGACGAGACGATCACCTTCAACGCCGGGACGATGGTCCTGTACCTCTCCGCGGAGCAGACGTATCGCTGGTGGCGAGTCATCTTCACGAAGTCGGCCGCGGGGGAGACGCGGGACATCGGGCGCGTGTTCCTCGGGCCGTACGTAGAATGTACCCAGTCCTTCCGGTACGGGGATGCCGAGATCAAGCCGGTCGACCTGTCGGAGACGGACCGCGCGCTTGGCGGGCAGACGTTCTCCGAGATCAAGCCGATCTATAACGAGATCAAGGGGTCGTTCTACTGGATCGACGACACTCAGGCGACGCTGCTCAAGTCCCTCTCCGATACGGTAGGGACGCACACTCCGTTCTTCCTGTCGATCGACCCGACGAACAAGGGATACGACCTGCTATATTACGGCAAGTTCAAGCAACTGTCCGCGCAGAAGATCGAGCACACGTACGGCGGATATAAGTGGTCGGTCGGGTTTGAGATGGCCGAGGAAGCATGAGCGTCTTCACTGGCCGCCTCGCATACCCGAACCTGAAGAAAGTTGTTCTCCTCGAACTGACCGCCGGGGAGCATCTTCGGCATTGGACGCTCGACGCCGGATCGGTCTATTACGCGACTACGGTTGCCGGGCCGTCTCGGGCTGTTACCGACATGCGCGAAAACGGGGCATCGCTGACCGAGGGGGCGTCGACCTCTCTCTCCGCCGGCCAGTGGTACTGGGATCAGGCCGCGGGCCGGGTGTATGTCTGCTGCACCGGGTCTGTGTCCCCGTACACACTGACGCTTCAGGCCATCATTCAATTCTGCTTCTCCGACACGGGTCGCATCTACAACGGGATCTATTACGACCCACGCCTGACCGCGCTCCCGTCTCTGTCCATGAAGATCGAGCGGGAGTTTGGGAGGCCCGGCGTACTCGGCACCGGGAATGTGGAACTCGCCAACGGGGACGGGTTCTTCGATGCGCTCTCGGACCTCCAGTGGGATGCGGGCACGGCTACGGTGAAGATGGGGGCTGACGATCCCCTCTTCTACCGGACGCCCGACCTGTCGCTGGAGGACGGGTTCCTGTCGAACGACGGAGAGGACGGGTTCCTATCGGATGAGCCGCTGGACGGGTTCCAAGCGCCGTCGTCTACCCTCGGTTCCCGTCTCGCCCGCGCGGAGTGCGCCTACGCGGACTTCGACACGATCGGCGTTTTCCGCGTCTCCGGGTGGTCGAAGAAGGACCGGGCGTTCGTCCTGCAACTGGAGGACAAGCGCAAGGATTTAAAGAAGAAGATCCCGGCCGATTTTTACGGACGCACGACGTATCCGAACATGGAAGAGGACTCCATCGGGGATCCGATCCAGATCGCCTACGGGGTCATCTACGACGTGCGGCCCGTGTGTATCGACCTGCCCCTCTTGAAGTTCAAGGTGGCCGGTCACGCCGTCAAGGATTTTACGGGTTGCCGCGTGTTCGACGGCACGACGGAAGCCTGGACGGATGTCGCGTTCGCATCGACGGACGAGGCGAACGGGGAGTTCACTCTCTCAGTAGACGATTGGGATCGACAGGCGTCGGTGGCGGTGGATTTCTCTGGAAGGGTAGATACCGCCGGGGACCTGATGGACAACGATGCGGATGTCGTAGAGGACATTCAGACGACGTACCTCGGGGTCGCGGAATCGGAGATTCACGCGGCGTCGTTTACCGAATCGGCAAGGCGTCTCTATCTCGGCACGGACCCGGACGGGAATCCGGTCAACGCCCGTCGCGTGTCGCTCTATTTGAACAAGGCCGAAGATGCGACGAAGATATTCGAACGGATCAACGGGTTGGCCGGATCGTACCTGTTCCCGGACGCCTCCGGGGTCTATCGGTATAAAGTATTCGAGCCGGAGCCGGGAGATTCCGTCGAGACGTTCGACGAATCGAAAGGCGACCTCTTCTCCTTCGTCGAGGACGTGACCGCCGAAGAGATCGTCTCTTCCGTGCGGGCGGCGTACCAGCGCCGGGCGCAGCAGGATTATCCGCAGGTTGTCCTCTACGAGAGGGCCGAGGCGCAATACCTCCAGGGAGCAACAGCGGCGGTCCTGCTCGACGAGGACGTACCGTGCGACCGGATGAGCGATGCGCTTACGTGGGCGCAGCGGGAAGCGAGGCAGAAAGGGGAACGGCGCCGGGTCTACAAGGCCGCTGTATCTCATCGAGGATGGCCGATCCTGCCCGCGCAGCAGATCCGAATCGTCTACGAGCGGCACGGGATCAACCAGGTATTCGAGGTCCTGGAGGTAAAGCGGAACCTGTCGAACACGCTCCGGGGGGAGTTGGTCGTCGGGAACCTTCACGGGTTCGGCGTTCAGGCCGGGTTCCTGTCGGACGATGCGCCCGTGTTCCCGGACTCCCTTGGCGGAGCGACCGCCGCGGCATGGGACGATACGTGGTCGGACGACCTGAAAGCATGGGCGCGGCAGAACGTCGGGTATATCTCCGATGACAACGGGTTCGCGGACGCGACGGACCCGGAATCGTTCAATACTTTCATCGTGGTATAGGGGGCGTCGATGGCGTGGACTGATATCGCAAAGCGGGCCGTCGGCGACTGCATCCCGAAGTCGTGGCTCGACACGTTCATCGACAACCTCGTACATCTCTACAACTCCGCAGGAGGAAGCGGCACCGGGTCAAGCGGGTCCCTCCAGAACGGCTCCTTCGAGAACGACACGGACGCGGACGGCATACCGGACGGATGGACTCGCACTCTTTACACCGGCGGGTCCTTCGCCATCGAAACTACCGCTCCGGCGCACGGCGCGAAGGCGATCAAGTTCACCTCTCCCGGTGGCTCCGGGAACGGTGGAGGGTACATAGAAAATGATGATTATATTCTCTGCTCCGAGGTCCGCCCGGTAGTGTTGCGATGGGTCATGTGGGGGACGGCGGACGTAAATAATCTGGTGGATATCCTCTTCTATGACAAGGCGAAGGGATATCTTTCCACGACGAACCTGTACACAAACGCGGCCACAAACCCCACCACTGCCACGCAGAAACATTACTCCGTAACCCCCCCCGCCGATGCACGGTATTTCAGGATCCGGTTG